TCAGCGACCGGCAGTGCCCGTCCGAGAGGAGCGCCGTCAGGCTTCGATCCTTCCATTTTGTCACTATTAACTGATCCAAACTCTTCGTCTCCTCCTATAATAAAGTCGTAGGGTAAAGATGCCCTGACAGCCAGTCAGGCTCTTATCCCTTCATTGCCAAAGCTGTTAGAATAGAATGGCATGGTTATGACGCTCACCTCCTTGGACCCACGGTGTATTCCGCGGCGTCCGTCAGAGAGCCAGTTGTCCAGCCATCCTCATTCGCAGCCGTTCGGTTTATGCAGGTTGAACCGCCGTTGAAAGTTACAGTGCGTTCGTATGATACCCCAGGAGATTGAATAGGCAATGAGAATTCTGGAACCATTGCAAATCTTTATTCTGGAGGAATCAGTTATGTTAAACGCGGTAGGTATTGATGTATCAAAGGGGAGAAGCACGGTTGCTGTCCTGCAGCCAGGCGGTGTCATCGTCCATAAACCCTTTGATGTACCTCATAAGTCCAAGGATCTTCATGATCTCGCCCAATACCTTGGCGCTCTTGAAGGAGATACCAAGGTTGTGATGGAGAGTACGGGACGTTATCATGAGCCGATCCGGAATGTGCTTTCTGAAGCCGGTTTCTTTGTATGTACGGTCAATCCGCATCTGATCAAAAACTACGGAAACAACACAATCCGTAAGGTCAAGACGGATTCAGCCGATGCAAAGAAAATAGCCCGCTATACCCTTGACAACTGGGCCGAGCTTCGCGAGTATACAAGTATGGACACTACACGTACTCAACTGAAAACTCTAAATTCGCAGTTCAGCTTCTTCATGAAGCAGAAAACTGCTGCAAAAACGAACCTGATCGCCTTGCTCGACACGACATACCCTGGCGTCAACAAATTATTTGACAGCCCTGTTCGTGCCGATGGAAGCGAAAAATGGGTTGATTTTGCGTATTCTTTCTGGCATGTGGACTGTGTCCGCAAAGCCGGTATAACAGCGTTTACAGACCGCTACAAACGTTTCTGCAAACATCATGGTTACGAGTTTCAGGAAAATAAGGCAAACACCATCTATAAGAATTCCAAGAACCTCATAGCCACCTTGCCAAAAGAGGCCGTTTATAAAGAGCTTATCCAAGAAAGCATCCGGCAGTTAAACCTCTTGTCGGAAAATGTGGAGCACCTCCGTAAAATGATGAATGAGCTGGCATCTACTCTTCCCGAGTACCATACCGTTATGAACATGTACGGTGTAGGTCCCACTTTCGGTCCTCAGCTCATGGCCGAAATCGGGGATATCTCTAAATTTCAGCACAGAGAAGCTCTGACCGCTTATGCCGGTGTAGATCCGGGAAAGAACGATTCCGGGCAAGAAGTACATAATAGCAGCCACGCATCAAAATGCGGTCCCTCCAGACTTCGCCACACCCTGTTTCAGATCATGACAACCATGCTGCAGAATGGAGTGAAGGAAAATGATGCTGTCAGCAGTTTTCTGTTCAAAAAGAAGGCTGAAAACAAACCATATCTCGTGTACATGACAGCTGGAGCAAATAAGTTCCTTCGTGTTTATTATGGCAAAGTGAAGGAATGTCTCCGCAACCAGGAGGAAGCTGAACAGTAAAACTCCCGGCCTCATATAGCTTCCCTTGTCAGACCGCCCTATGCAGGTGGTCCGGATACTTGTGCCCAAAATCAATCTCTAAACTTTTTCCAAATCACCCCTTGACTTTTTATTAGCAGGCTCTTTGATTTCATAATAGCTTACCACACGTCAAAAGAAACCGGTACTTAAATAATAATTAATTACTGCTCGTACCTAAAAAATTCGCTATGGCATTTTTTACGACCTGTGCCTGCGGAATTCCGGTTTCGGAGCATTTCTGTTTAAATGCAGCGGCCATTTCTTTAGGCACCCGAACCGAGATCACATCGTATGTCTTGTTATTATATCTTGCTTTGACCTCGGTCGATGTTTTGCTTTTCCTTTCTGCCATGCCTGCCCCCCTCAAACCTCAAGTGTTCTAAAATAGTCCTGTACCTCATCGATGCTTTCGAAGTCTCTCTTTGACAGCTCGTATGTCAGTTTGACTTTGCCATCCATAGCTCTTATGATCCATTTCGAAACTGTTTCGTCTACTTCGTATACATTCCCGTCCTTAGTAATTTCCATCACAAGCCTTCTCCTTCATTTTGTTGCCATTCAGCTCATTTATGTTATACTAGGACTTACGGGGCGATGTTTTCGCCCCCGCCTAGAGGATTTATTCCTTTTGTTCGCCCTTGCTGGTCTTAGGCTTTACAAGCGTTATCGTAACGGTTACTCTTGCGACGGAGTCATTATTTTTTAACGCTTTTTCTAAGTCCTTCAGGGCTTTTTCTATTTCTCCCATCTTTTTCCCTCCTTTTTAAACTCGCTCGGTTTCCCTTGCTGTAACTATATAATATCATACTGCTTGCAGTATGTCAATATAAATCCATCAGCAAAGTGAATCGAAAATCTTGAATTTTCATTATCTGTACTCTATGATGACGATGTAACGTAGCTACGATTAATAGGCCCTAGGTGCTAGGTCTCCCAAGATAGGGGAATGACTGATACCTAGGGCTTTACTCGTATTAATAACGGACTGTGAAAACCACAATCCTTACTGGCTATATTTTATACGGTCAGAATGCTCTGAGCTCCGTCCTGATCAGACACATACATCGCACCAGCGAGTGATTCGCCCTTCCCGCTCTCCGGCTGGAAGTAGTACCACTTTCCGCCGATTTCCTGCCACTCTGTCAGCATCCGGCCGGACTGATCGAAATAGTACCGGTGCCGGTTGATGGTCTGCCATCCATGAGCGTTCGCGCCCTCAGCCAGACGATAGTACCAATCATCTCCGGATTTTTCCCATTTCGGATAGTTCGCGCCCTCATCAGTCACATATACCGAATGGCCATATCCGGCGATGCCGGAATAGTTCCGCTCATAGACCTTCATCTTCACGCCGCCACCGTTCGGCACCACGCCGGAAGCTCCGGAAGTGTTGCCCTCGATGGTCGTGATGTATTTAGAATTGACTGCTGCCACGATTCCGGTATGACAGATCCGTTTGCTGTTCTTGAAAAATATTTGATCTCCGACAGCCGGAACGAAGCTAAATCGTCCAGCGCCTTTATACTTTTGCGCTGATGTAGGCGTGTAATAACTTTTCAGGCCACCACACAGGATTTCATTGGCCGGCTTCTGCCCATAGGCCTTCATAAAGCACCAGCTCACGAATGCATCGCACCATGGCTGCCCCTGCATGTTCGGATTCAGATCTCTCCAGTATTTCGTGAAGTTCCCTTTTCCGGCATTAGCCGTTTTACTATCGAGATTACGAGCATCGTTCTTCTCCAGGTAGCCGATTTCATTTTGTGCAATCGTCAGAACCGTATTAATGTTATAATACATGGATTTCCTCCTACTAAAAAAAGCCCGAGAGCCCACAGGCCCCCGAGCTTGCACACAATAGTTATAGTCAGGTAGCTAATCAGATTCGATCACTTGTTGCCAAGTACGGAATCTGTAGCGTCACCGGTAGGCATATCGCCGTCCGTTTAGCTCGGCCTATTGCTGCCGGCCTCTCCATGACTGTCGATCTTGTCCTTTAATGCCGCAATATACTTCATAAGCCATTTTGGCACCGGTGCGCCCATTCTCCCGGCATTTTCTGTAATGGACAGCGCTTCGTTCAGTAGATACCATACCGTAACCAGCAGCGACAGCATCGTATTTGGCAATGTCACGCCAAGTACGCCGGATGTTTTAATTGTGATATAGTCGATGACCATTGATGCAGCTATGACGCACAGATATGCTACTTTTTTTGCAATGCCTTTCGCGCCTTTCTTGCTGCTCCATCCGTACCGCTTGTCGTCAGGGTTGTCGATCGCTTCGACGGCGCTTGCGGCCATGCCTGAAACATAATCGACCACCATCATGACCATCAGCAGTCCCATCAGATAAAATGTAACGCCCAGCTTCTGGCTCAGATACGCGACCACTCCGGTCGCTAAAAGCTGAATACTCATACATGTACTCCGTTTCATAATTGTTTGCCTCCCTCAGTGAATCATGTTATAATTTCTGAAAGAGCATAGAACTAAAAGCACCCGAAAATCCTATGGCGTGGATTCGGGTGCTTTTAGCGTGTGATAAAAAGCCACCGGGGCCACCCCGGAGGCTTATACGCAGATATCTCTGTTTTAAAATCGGTAAAATGCCGAGTTTCTGCAGCTCGCGCACGGCTCCTGTGATACAGGATGAATGCAGTACATGGCAAAATCAACTGTCATAAATACAACGAGTGTGATTAATGACTGGCCCCATCTGCCCAGTGCTGCGGCGACCGCTCCTCCGATCGCACCTATGGTTGTGCAAACACCTTCCTTTGTCATGCTTCGACCTCCTCGGCCCTGATTTTGGCCCTGTTTTCTTCGTCATCGAGTGCCCTGTACTGAGCAAGCTCGCATAATAATTTTCTGATCGCCTCTGACTGCCTAGCAATCGTTTCCTCCTGCTCTATGCACAGGCTCTCGAGGACTGCTTCTATCACTTCGGCCGAGGCCCGCAGATCTTCACCGCCTCGTCGCTTGTGATTCCGTTCTCTATCCCGACATACGACCAGACCTTGGCCGCCGTGATGCGGTGCATTCGATACATGCATCTAACGAAATTGTACTTTGAACTCATACCTTATGCCTCCATCATCGACATGTACATTTCCTCGAGCGCAGTCACGCGGTCCTCGATTGTAACTGTATCGTCTACTGGATCCGACTGACCGTATCCCCACCAATCTGTGAAGCTCTTTTCGATGCTCGTTTTCGTCTCGTCCTTCCGGTCCTCCGGCAGGTCAAACACGACCTCATCATACCTAACCATTTCCTGAGGCTCCTCGTCATCCGGCATAAATGTTTTCACATTGTCTCTAAGACGGACGACCGTCTTCTCCGGTAAATTCTCGAGTGAAACCTTCTCCGGTTTCTTCCGTGCTTCTACGTCTTTGTAAATCATAAAGTTCTTTCCTCCTTCTCCTTGTATCTTTTCTTTGATGAAAGCCGCTTACACGCTTCGCGACCTCCATCAGTTCGTTTATGTAGTACTTCTTCATCATGTAGATCGAGTCTGATTGCGAGACGTGACTGTTGTATGAAATCAGTTTCTGTGCCCGAACGTATCTCAGCGTTCCGGTTCTTTTTAGCTCACTCCACGCGCGCAGGAACTGCCTTCTTGCGCGTAGAAACACTCTCGGCCGTATCATGATGTGTGTTCGGCAGATTCTAAATCCCGCCATGTCCAGCACCGGGCATCCTCGCGCCGCTTTCCCGTGATGCATTGCCCGCTTCCTGGTTTCCTCTTCGATCGGTAGCATTTTAATGATCCCGGATGTCCATTTCAGTTGAAGGCCGAGCTCGCGCTGCATCCATTTATCCAGGTTCCTCGTTGATCTCTTCAACCCCTTTATGGACTTTGACAGATACGCGAAATCATCCATAAATGTTACGCAGCGTACGATATACCGGATCTTCTTCCCTCTTCGTACAGACGACTGCTCATATACGTAGCGAATCGCATAACTCATCAGGTAATTAAACAGCCATGCATCTATGTAGCCGCCTATGATCAGATGCCCTCCCGGAGCGATTCGCCCAAGGTATTCCAGTATCGCATGTAGTTCATATTCTTTCGGCAGATCTCTTTTTATGTATCTGGTCACCACCTCATAAGCGGTCGACTCATAGGCGTGGATCACGTCCGTTTTTACTACATACTGAATTCCGAGACTTTCCTTCAAGAAATATCTATGTGCCTGATTCTTCAACCTCGTTTGTCCGCGCCCGGGAAGGCTCGCATGCTGTGTCGGCAGGATACGAGCCTTAAACAGTGGATCAAGCATCAGCTTCGCCGCGTGTCCGATCAGCTGATGCATGATGCATAATAGGGCGATGTCTCGGATCTTCCCGGTCATGCCATCCGGGCGAGGTCGAACAGTAACAGGGCTTACGCCGTCCGGCTCTTCGCCCTCGATGATCTCTGTGATGGCCTCAAATAGTGCCAGGGCGCAGGATCTCACCGCTTCGTTCCGTGCCGCTCGTTCTCCCGTCAGCTCCTCGAGTTTTATTTCATTCCGAGGTATGCCTGCATATTTCTCAACGAACGACAGGACATCGTTTCTTCTCCATTTGCCATCAAAGCACGTTCTCACGGCCTCTTCACATAATTTTATAGAGAGCTTGTTGCATCGTTTTGTGTGCATGCTCCCTCCGTTTTTCTTTGTCTGAAAGGTGGCTTTCGGTTACGGGATTTCTTTCTTCAGATCTCCCTTTGCTACTACTAGCCACGCGCCGGGCCCACGGCTCGGCGTCCTGGAATTCTCCAGGCTCCGGTTTTACTGATTTTTGCTTTCGCACGGATATGCAGACACATTTCACCGATTGCATCGGCTTGTTAGATATAGACGCGGACGGCCATTCCAGTTCGAGTTCGACGGCGCATTGTTGCCATTCTCGCCAGCCAGGCCGGCATTGCCGCCATTGTTCAAGTTACAGAAGCGCCAAGGCGAGCGCACACCCGTAGAGTTCGTCCCGTAAAAGGCCGCAGCCGCGCCTGCATACCCTAAAATTATTCTATTCCGAGGGCGAGGGGATACTCCCCTCTGGTCCGATTACTCGGACCATTCACCCCTCTTTTTACCCGATCCGCAAAGACGCGGACGGCCATACCAGTTCGAGTTCGACGGCGCATTGCTGCCACGCTCGCCAGCCAGGCCGGCACCGCCGCCATTGCTCAAGGTACAGAAGCGCCAAGGCGAGCGCACACCCGCAGAGTCCGCCCCGAAAAAGGCCGACTTATAGTAGGTCGTCGAGGATCCGCCGATTGCTCGTGGGAAAAAGACGCCAAGTTTTGAACGGGCGAACGCCTTCACGTAATTCCATCCCTGCGGCATATCCGTGAAACTAATCCCGGTGTCCTTATATCCGCTGATGCTGCCTGACAGTGCTTCTGAGTCTCTCTGCTCCAATACCTGGTAATTAAACTTTTCTGATTCAGATCCTGCTGTCACGTTATACAGTGGATCAAGTCCTAATGTATACGCGCCATCCAGCATCTCAACACCCGCAACTCTCAGCGGTCCGCCGCCCGTAAGATTATATCTGCAGCCGTCCTTATGTCCCGGCAGTGCTTCTGTGCTTCCTGAATGCCACGGCATCGTTGAGATATAGGTCGTCTCGGTTACATCAAACGTAGACGCTGTGTCGAGGTTAATTGCCATATACGTATTTCCGGATACTGATACGCGCTCGATGCTTTCGACCTTCACGAGATCTGCGATATTTCTCATATACGCATTGTATCTATCCTTATTTTCGTTTGCCGCCGGGTCTCCGACCGATACAGTGGATCTCACAATGAAATTTTTGCCCTGCTCCTCTGTTACGAGTACCCGTCTCACACCGGTTTCTGCTACAGCCACCTTGTACTGCAGACTGTAGCTTGTGCAGCCTTCTGCGATGCCTGAGTTTTCAAGGTTAAAATGGCGGAGCTGCCACATGCGTAGTGCCCAGATTGTGTCGCAATCGTTCCACAGCCCTTCGTAAGCTGTTACCTTCCGTGCCAGCGGAAGCGCCGACTGTGCGGATGTAAAGAGCATCGGAGTCTGACCAGCGCCGGATCCGAGTCTCCCCTTTGAGTCCTTGCCACCAGGGAATGTCGGGTGCCATGTGAGTGCCCGTTTTTTATTGTCTAAACCGGTATCTCCCGCGAACGGATAGAATCCTCCGGCCTTCACGGTCTTAAATGAAATATAGTCATAGCTTCCCTCTGTCCACTCGCGTATCCACAGCGCCACCGCGAACGTATACACAGGTGCGGATTCTCCTGTAATATCGAAATCGCCATCTACACCCTCGATCGCAAGAATGTTCATCGTGCCATCCTGCTTACTCAGTGCATTTGCGCGAACGTACCATGTCATCGGGTCTTCATCTACCCAGTCCTGCTTCTCTACGGATGCCTCTGTGCAGATCTGTCCGGCGGTCTTATCTGCGAGGTCATCGAGCGGTGTCATTACCGGATCTCCAGAAGACTCCGCGGTGTAGCTTCTCAGTGTATAGGTCTTATCTCCCCAGGCGGACGCGATGATCTTTGCGAAGCGTGAGAGGATTTCATAGCGGTCTGCTGTGTCGCCCGCCATAGCCATCGCACGCGGATACCATGTTTTAAAAACCTTCGTTGTGTTTGTGCCATCGATCAGCAGCTGGCACGTGGAATCGAGCACGGCGGAAGTTTCACCGCCTGGAAGTGCCTGCGCCTCCTCCGCTGCCGCAATGCGGTCGAGCGCCGCTACAATCCGGTCGCCGTGCCCCGCGTTTATAATTCTATCAATGTGATCAAGTTCCAATTTTTACACCTCCTTGTAGTGGAATAATGAGATATATCCATCAGCATCCAGGCCGATAGAGTATGTCGCAGCCCCGGCGTACCCTGCTGCCACATTTGCCGCGGCTTTCGCTGCCTCTGCTTGCGCCTTTGCTTCTGCCTGTGAACCGGCTGCTGCGTCTTTTGCTTCCGCCGCCGCATCGGCATAGCTCTTCGCATTTTTTTCTGACTCTGCGGCCGCATCTTTTAATTCCGCCGCATTGTTCTTATGAATTTCTGCCACATTCGCTGCTGCTTTCGCCGCTTCGGCGTACTTCGACGAGGCAGTCGCCGACGAGGCTGATTCCTGTGCTGACCTTGCTGCGTCCGACGCCGATGCACTCATCTCCGCCAGCAGCTGGTTGATCAATGTCTCAGCTTCCTGCGGCACGTCTGAATCATCGATTTCCAGGCCTTGCTTTACAGTGAGGCCGCATACCTCCGTGTTCCACTTGCTAGCCGCGTCTCCTGCTGCATTCTGAGTGATCGCGCATAATGAGAAAAGTGTCTTTCCTCTTCCGGCTGTTGCAAGCCTCGACAACGGCCACACAACCTTCAAAAACTGTCCGTCGGCTCTCGCGTCTTGAAACTCCGCATCATCCTGTGGCGTCCACGCCGTTACATCTGCGATTGAGTACGTCCCCTTGATGCCGTTCGCATTTACGTACACGACTCTTAGTGAGAACAGTGATAGGTCAATGTCTCCATCATTTCCTACCCACCGCGGTACCTTTATCGTGACTTTGTTCGTGCCTTCGTCAGATTCTACTCCCAGCACGAATCCGTCCGGAACCCTGACTACCCGGCTATCCTTGTCTACTACTAATACATCAGCCATTGATAGCCTCCCTGATCTTTGCCTTATCTTCCTTAGTCAGTTTTTTGTTCGCTGCGAGAATATCTTCCAGGTTCTCGCCACGCCGAGTTCTGAAAATGCACGCCTTCGTTATAATCACTAAATATTCATCACTCATTAGGCTTCACCTCCAAGTAACATCGCGAGTGCGATGGTAAGCTGTTCATTGTCATGTTGAAGTGTCTTGAGCTGTGAGTCGGCCGATGGGATGTACTCGGCTTCGACTTCCTCGCCGGTTTCCTCGTTCACGTTATAAAATCGCTTTTCACGATAAATCGTCGGCGGATAAAGACTATAGTTGTTACACTCAACCGCATATGCCATCGGTCCTTTAATAGCCTGAGCGATGCTTCCGGCCTCTGATGGGTTGTCGCACTTTGTCACCGCGAAAACTTCGTCGTCCTTTCCGTTGTTGCAGATAAACGCAAAGTCCTTCTTTTGCTTAAGTTCCATTTAATCACCTACCATTCCTGATCGCCCCAACCGACGATTATGATGCCGGAGCCGCCCCTGCCTTCTCCCCACGTTTGAGATCCGTTTCCTTCGCCGCCGCCACCGCCGCCGGTGTTTTCTTTTCCGTTCCACCACTCTCCGTGCCACGACGAGGCGCTCGCCCACGTTCCTCCGCCGCCTCCGGTCACGCCGCCGTTTCCGCTGCTTGAGCTAGACCCGCCGCCGCCACCGCCGCCAGCGTAGTAAACTCCATCCGGCCCCTTGACGGCTTCTCCGCAGCCAGAGCCTCCTGTGTATCTACTACCATGAGCCGTGCCATTTCCGCCATAAGAGCCTCCGTTTTCGTACTGCGCACCGCCTCCTGCACCGCCGTCGCCGCCGCACGGATAATTTGTGTCTCCGGTGTTTCTCTTCCCATGTGCGGCTCTATATGAGCCAAACACGGTGTCTGAATTCGCACTTCCTACGGCGTATCCTATCGTTTGCCCTGGCGAAACATCGAATGCAACCGTATTCGGATATCCGCCTCCACCGCCGCCTGCGTGCGTGCCATATATAGCATTCGCTCCGCTCGCTCCACCACCGATCATGAAGACCTTGATGTGCCGGACGTTTGCTGGAACAGTAAACGTGCCGGACGACGTGAGGACTTGCCGACCGGATGCTTCAGACAGATAAACAGACGTCGTTAATCGCCCGCTATAAACTCGGCCGTAGTTGGTCGTGAGGTAGCTCCATGCACTAAAGTAGATTGTTCCGTTCACGCCGATATACTTACGGCCGTAGGTATCCGCGCCTTCATAGAACACATTCCCGTCGTTTGTGTTCTCTGGATATCTGTCCGAACGCCATATGATACGGATACCGCTCCACATGCTTCCTCTTGATGGTCTGGCCCATGTACACTGCGGCGTTTTATTTGCGTACTGGGCCGCATTAAAATTTGTTGCTGGGGCAACCGTTAGCGTCCCCTTCATTCCGGCGATCGTCGTATCGCTTAAAACCTTAGCTGTATTAACGTATCCGATTGCCGTTCTTAACGATGCCAGTGATCCATTCACCTCCGGGTTCCCAGAATCTGAGTTTTTTCTATACGCTCCGTTTTGAATTCTGACTTTGTAATTCGTTGAATCGATTACCACCGAGACTGCATCTGTGACTGCATCATGGTCCGGCAGTGTACCCGTTCCGGCTTCGTCATCCGTATCTGCCCCCACATATGTCTGGCCAGCCACAACCTTGTCCTTCGTGACGCTCAGTTCATCCGAGGTGACTCCTCCGCCTGCTCCTCCTGAAATACTTACCAGTCCCATTTAATACGCCCCCTTTAGTCCAACCGTGATTGTTGTTGCCGGCTTTTTGTATACTTTAAAAGTCACCGAACCGTTATTAGTGACTGCCGTTCCTGATGACACAAGCCCGAACGCCTTATTGTATGCTCTGGCCGTTTCCACATTCGCTGTGCTTGATAAGCGTTTGATAAGAAGTGGCTCCATCGAACTTGTGATTTTTGAGTTCTTGACTGTTTGCGTAAATGGTGCCTCTGATCCAGCCCAGTCTGACGCCGCCAGCGTAATGTCGAACAACTGCTTTGCTGCTTCCGTTTTCAGAAACCCCGCTCCGTTCCATAAATCTGACATATCGATGATCGGACGCTCGTCCTTGAAGTCGTTCACTCCGCTGGCTGTCTTCGTAAACGTAGCCCATGGCATCTGATATACTTTGCCGCCATTGTCCAGATCCTCTTGCGTCACCGGCGGCGTTGCTGACGCATTTGTAAGAATCTTAAAATACCCCTGGTTAAATGCTTCCGCCGTGTTTTCCTTCGATAGATCCACCTCAAAAACCAGACGGCAGTACATCTGGCCTGACTGTACCTCCGGCATTTTCACCGTCTCTACGCCCTCGATTTGCACCATGCGGCCGAACGTGAAAAAATATCCCGCTGCGATCGAAGCGCTTTCTGTTGTATGTGTGAGTCCGCATCCCTTCGTTATTCCGTTCGCATGGTTCAGAAATGTCCACACGAAGTGCGCGAAATTCGAGGATGTCATCAGCTGGTCGCTGAATACGATACCATTTACCATTTAAGTCCTCCTCAGCTTTTCTATTAACGTTACCCTAAGGTTCCCGAATACAATGTCTTTCAATGCCGACAAGCTCGAAACCTGTGCCTGCGTGATGATGGATGCACGGATTCCGGTCTTTGTCTTGATCGTGCATTTCCGGCCGACATAGAAGTCAGACTCTGAATACAGCTTCGATGTTCTGATCAGTGAAAACGAAATCTTGTGATTATATGAATTGCTCGTGAACTCGTTTCGCACCTGCTGGATCATCTCGTCCTCCGACTCCGTTTCGATCCACTTATTCTGTACGATGCCAGCCGCTCTGTCTGGATCGTTCCCGTCCTCTGTGATGGTTTTGTCTGTTCTCAGATAAAACTTCCGGTCGGTCACGGCCCCAACAATCGTTGCGCCATTTTCCTCTACATCCGGTATTTTCCACTTCACATTCAGCTTTGCCAGCACATTGATGTCGTACACCTCCGTGTAATCAGTGATATCAGAAACCTGAATATCTACAGGCAGCGTTGCGGCGTCCTTTCGATTTACAATGATCTGAAGCTTTCCGTTTTCGAATTCATAATCGAGATAGATGCCATAATACTGTTTCACGTTTCCCAAATAGGTCTTCAGGTTGAAAACGTTTTCCTGCACATTCACTGTTGTGGACACTGCCGCATTCACCTTAGTATGCGTTTCAGCTACTACGGTAATGCTTTTTGCATCCATCAGCTCATCGCCTGTATCAAGCCAGTTTTCTTTAATGCACTTCACTATGAAATCTTCGATTCCAACTGTCTGAATCAGCTCTTCTCCACTTACGAAAATCGAACGATCGAAGTAGTTCTCTTTTTGGATAAGCGTGATTGTATATTCGGCATCGTTCTTACTAGAGCTGTAGCTTTCGCATAACCCCTGGAACGCAATACCGTTGCCGTCCTTGCAAATCACGAAGTCATTGTCTTCTATGACCGGCTTGCGTGCCGCTGTAATCGTCGACTTATTCGAATAATCAATGTCTTCCGAAAAGTCATATTCTGAGTATTCAAGAACATCTTTTATCTTCAGTGTTTTGCTGTCCAGAATATAAGCGATGTACATTTATACCACCCTGTAATATTTAAAAATCGTCATGACCGTTCGTGATGTCACCTGTGTGTTCCCTGTAATGTTGAACTGTGAGCCACCTATCGGAAGCTTGAAAAAGTTCTCATTCGCAATATCCAGCAGCGGAACTATATTCTCCACCGCTCTGCTGTTTTTCACCAGCCTGCAATACAGATCTCCGTCAACTGAGCTGTATTCTATGTGCTCTCCGAGCTCTACCGTCACCGGAAATACGGCACGCGCAACTTCCACCCCGTTCTGCTCTACAAATATAGTCGGGTTTTCGAGATACCCATACAGATCTAGTGTGAATGGTGCCGGAACATGGCCATCGTTTGAAATTGCCATTCGCCTGTACTGATAGTCTGAAAATCGTACCGGCCAGCGCGCATCAAATCGATACTCGCCTGTGATTCTTTGAACGACAAATCTATCCGTCGCGTTTGAATAGTACAGGCTTCGGCACGTGAATGAGACCCCGCACTGAAGCGCTCCGCTCTCGTCAATCTCGGACTTCTCAAACGTCACAAGGTCGACATCTCTGCAGTATTCTCCAGAATCCGTAATGTACCGCAGCTTTAAATCCTTCGCCGCGTTAACGTACTGAGTGAATGCGTGCTGCTGGACATACGGTGATACTCCATTTTTACGTGCGAACGACACTGTCCCCTTGATGCTTTTCTGCTTGTCCTCTATGTAGTTCCGTATGAACCTATCACCGATGCGTGCGTAGGACGCTTCGCGTTCGTATCCCAACCCACTCGGATCATTAAAAAAGCCAGTAGTGAGATTGTTTAAATCCCACTGCTGGCCATATTCATTTTCCAGGTAAAACTTTCTGATCACAGCATTGCCCCCAGATTCTCATTCACAGACTGCGCGATGACCTTGCCGTCGAGTACGGTTGTATTCACGGACCGCACCACGATCGGCGTAGCGCCTCTGTCCATAGACGCGCCGTTCACTGTCATGCTGATGTTCCCGGCCATCTTCTCGACCGCCTGCTGCACCTTATACATATTGTCGTTGATTCCCTTCGCGAAGAGATCGATCATATCCGGCGCGTAGGTATGGAAATCTGACAGCGGTCCTTCCTCCGGCTCAGAAAATCCGATCACATCCGAAACCTTCCGTGCCACGCTTTCAACGGCGTCTGCGACCTTATGTGCTGTCTCCTTGATGCCTTCGACGAAGTTGTCGATGAGGTCACGGCCCCAGGTGAGTGCCTGCTGCGGCAGATTCTTCAGATAGTCCATCGCTTCGCCGATCTTGTCGATAATCACTTCCTTGACTGCGCCGATCCTCTTTGTTACGCCGCTCTTGATGCTCTCGAAGATCTCCGTGAACTTATCCGCGATTTTTCCGAGTATCTCCGCCACTGTATCTCTGATCGCGCTGATCATATCCGAGATGATCTGCTTGATTCCATTCCACACGTCACTGCACAGTGTTTTGATTGCGTTCCACGTCCCTGTCCAGTCCCCACTAATCGCCGACATAATTACGTTGATTATGTCCTTGATGATCGTCATGGTGAGCTTGATCTGAGCCATGATGAAGTTCCATGCTGTACTCACAACAGCCATGATCTGGTCGCCCCATTGTGCCCAAGCTGCCTGCACGACCTCTATGAACGCCTGAATGATGGCCTGCACGGCCTCGATCACGCTCTGGATCGTGTCCTGGATTTCCAGCCATAGTACCTGCACATTCGCCCTGAATTCATCATTCGTCTTGTACAGATAGATGAATGATGCAGCGAACGCCGCCAATACAGCAATGACTGCCAGCACTGGCGCGGATATGGCGGTGATCGCCGGTATCAGTGATGACTGGATGAACGTCACGAGTGGGCCGATATAATTCGTCAGTAGGCCACCAACTGACGATGCGATCGTTCCGATCAGCACGATGAGCGGTCCGATCGCGGCTGCCACGAGCCCGATCTTTACGATGGCCTGCTTCGTTGAATCGTCCAGGCTATCGAACCAGTCCTTAAATTCTCTGAGCTTTCCGACCACCTGTTCGATGGTCGGCGCCAGTGTCGCCTGTAATGAATCCCCGAGCTGTGCCCCGACTTCCTTCAGATTGTTCATCGCAACCTGTGCCTGATCCGCCGGATCCAGCATCGCGTCAAAGGTATCGGAAACGCTTCCGAGATTTTCGCTGATGGATGAGCCGAAATCGTCCAGGTTAACTGTTCCGTTTTTCAGTGCGTTATAGAACTGCGGGCCGGCCTTCGATCCGAACGTTTCGATGCAGGCGTTTAATTTTTCGGTATCGGTCGCAGAACCACCCATTTTATCCTGAAGATCTTTCAGCACGTCCGGTAAAGCCTTGCCGTCCGCTGCTGCGTTCTTCATCGCAGTCTGAAGCCCCTTCATGGCCGTGCTGGAGTCCATACCGGAAACTTCTACCTGTCCAAGGAATGTAGCGGCATCCGCTGCCGACATCCCCATTTCCTTGAATGTGGTCGCATTGGATGCCATCGACGCATTGAGCGCATCCACATTTATTCCGGTCGCCTGCCCGACGACGTTCAGCGTATCGAGATATGCGCCTGCATCCTTCGTTTCCAGCCCCCACGCCTTCATGGATGCGGATGTCTGATCGATGGTTGCATTTACGTCCGTTCCGTTGACATTCGAGAACTTCAGAAACTTTTCAGATAGATCTGACAGTTCCTCGCCTGTCGATGCGAAACGCGTGTTGACCTCACCGATAGCCGTGCCGGCATCCTGGAAGGACACCGGAATCGTGGTTGCTAGTTCCTTTGCCCGATTCTGCATGTCAGCCAATGCGTCACCGGATGCGCCCGTCTTCTGCGTAATCGTGTCGAGCGCTTCGTCGACTTCAGTCCACGCGGCCATAGACGCTGCCCCGATCGCTGTGATCGGGGCTGTCACGCTCTTCGACAGCCCTGCGCCGACGCCTGTGATCTTGTCACCCACTTCTGAGATCTTGTCACCGACGACGGAAATCTGCGACCCGAGCACAGAGAATTGCTTATTCTGCTCTTCTAGCTTCTCCAGCTTTTGCGTCGTCTCAACGATTTCTCGCTGGAGTGCGTTCTGCTGCTCCTGGTTCGCCTCTGTTGATCCAGAGGCCTGCATCTGCTCGAGCGCTTCCTTCTCCTGCTGCAGCTTCTCCTTTGTGGCCTCGATGGAAGTGTTCAGATACTCCTGTTTCTGCTTCAGCAGATCTGTGTTGCCAGGATCCAGCTTCAGCAGGCGGTTCACATCCTTCAGACTGGTTGAAGTGCTTGATATCTTTTTATTTACGTCTTCCAGCGCCTTCGATAGCTTTACGGTATCGCCGCTGATCTCTATCGTGATGCCTTTAATTCTGTCTGCCATTAGAATTTATCCATATCCTCTTGTGATGCCATCAGGTCATAATCTTCCTGATCGTTGGCTGATTCCGTGTACATATCAATCACAAGCCCGATCGTTAAGAGCTCCAGGTCTGCGATTGATATGCCCAGTTGAACTGCTCGAAGCATAAAAAGAGGAGTAGTCATCGGTCGATCTAATGGCCTACTCCTTTTTTTGACTTCACCTCTGTTTTTGTGTTGATGCCCCAAAGGTCGATAATCTCCGGAAGTACTTCGTAGATGCTGAAGGTTCCGAACTCGTCGAGCCATTCTTCTATGTCACTCGGCACCTCGTTCGGAGCTGCATGCTGCGCCATGATGTACGCAATATTCTCGAATATCTCCAGCGACTCGATTTCAAAGCCCCCACCGGTTTTCATTGTCTTCGACAGCTTCTGAAGATCTGCGAAAATGTCGCGTCCGAACTTCAGTCTGTAAATGTGCGGGATGGCTGCGGACGCTCTGAACTTGACCGCCTTCCCATCAACCGCAATCTCTCTCGTCACCGCCGCCATCGTTTACGCCTCCTTTGTCGACACGTATACGTTCTTATACCAGTTCGAGTAGGTTGCTTCGTCCGTCGAATCCGACGTCTTAGCCTTTACTCTTCCGTCGCTGAGTGGTGACGCCGTGATGCTCGCCGTCTCAGTTTCCGGCTCCTTGCTCTCCTCCACTGTATTTCCAGACACAGCTGGCCGTGTAGCAACGCAATTATACATGACGTGACGGATCCCCTTCTGATCGCCGTCAAACTCGAAAAGAAGCGCGAACCTCTTCGGCTCCACGTTTGCGTTTTCGACCAGTACCTTCTTCTCGTCGAGCGTTTCTCCTAACACATCCGTTCTGAAGGACTCCGGGAACATCGCGACCTCGAGACTTCCATCATAGCCGTTGTTGGCTGCGGTCGTGTAATAGACCATGCCGTCTGCATACCACTTCGTGAGATCCCCCTGTGCGTCCATCGAAAGTGATCGTGCACCAGGAATCGCCACCGGTGTTCCGTATGTGATGGCCCCGTCTTCTGTCTCCGTGAGAAGCGCATAATGCACGTTCTTTACATTGAATTTCACCTTGTTCTTAGGCATTCTTAAACCTCCGTCTGATAGCCAGATTCCCACAGCCCGATAGAATTGAAATATTGCTTTTCTTTTGAAAAGCCTATTCCTGCTTCCTGCAGCGCTGCTTCCAGTGTGCTCTCAGCGTCCTTGTCATATACGTCTGTGTATAATCTGATCGTTAGTTTTTTACGTTTAAAATAGATAATCCCATCTGCGAAAAAGTTGACGTCCTCCAGTTCATATTCGAGAAATGGAGGCGTCAGCTGCTCTTTCTTTGAACTCTCTATGAAGTCCGGGTGTTCTGGATCGAAGTAGAACCCCGTTGATGAAATCAGGCTTCGAACCTCTTCGGCTGTCATCATGATTCGATTTCCTTTCTTAGGTTCTCTTCAAATAGTTTCTGAGCTTCTTCATCCTTTACGATATGCGGATGTGGTCCGGCCGGATGCGGTCCGCCGTGCCCCTTCTCCAGCAAGTGCGTCAGCCTGTACCGGTCCTTGTTATAAACCGTCTTCTCGTATCGAACATTCGACTGCTCTGTCACGCGCGAAGCCCATCCGGCTTTATACTTTCCCGTCTTTATCGGCGAGTCTGATTTCGTCTTCCTCACCACCTGGCTCGCGGTCTTATCGACTGCTGCACTTACGTTTTCACGTGTCCGCTTGCTGAAGTCCGTTAAGATGCTCTGCGCGGCCTTCTCGAACTCGCCCGCATTCACTTTAATTTCCATCACATCCTCTATATTTCACAGTTGCCGACTGAAGCGACAGCAGCCATGCCTGCGGGGACGTATTTCCTCGGTAGTCCTTCTGGACCACTTCGTACTGGATCCCCTCGATCACGAACACATCACCACGTTCGACATCGGTCTGATATGGGACAAGCACGGCTTTCTGAATCTGTGTACCCGCCACATATGCGTCCCAGTATCGGCGCTCACCGACGGTCTGATCCGCGAAGTGGACGATGCTCTGCTTCACTCTCTTTAGCCGCCTGTCTACAACCTCATAGGATGTGCCCCAGCCATCGCAGAATGTCAAAAAATCACTTTTTCGTTTCAGCATATCCCATCACCTCCGCATAGCGGTTGACCTCGGCCAGCATCTTCGCTTCCCGAATGTCCTTATCGAAGTCTACGCTGAACGTCTCGAGTGCTCCAGACTCTGCCCGCAGTACGTATTCGCAGAGCATGGCCGCATAGTCCGTGCCCGGTTCGCAGGTTGCGGCGGCATTGCAATACCTCCGGATATACGCAATGCCGTTTGCTGCTTGATCCTTCAGCCGCCGCAGTGTAGACTCATCGAGCGTGTAGGTGATATGCAGATAGTCCTTCAGCATCTGAATGATGTCAGCTGATACATTTAACGCGCTCATTTAGTTTTCCTTATGCCTGCGCCTTTGTCGTAACGGTTCCCTTCACCTTCACAGAAAGCGCTGGAGCCTCTACGCCGGTGATATCCAGCTTCGCGAAGGATGTGTTATCCACAGGCAGACCGTTTCCATATACTCTCGTGGTATATACGCGGTTGTCCTCCAGGAACTGAGCCGAGTCATCGTACTCGACGATGCCAGATGTGCCGCCGTTGATCGCCGCAAAGTAGTTCTTTGCGATTCCGACGACTGCCTCGCCCTCCGCAAGTAATGCAGACTGCACGACCTTTGTCGGGTATGTGAGAGAAATCAGGTCAATGACGCCTGCAGATGTAACAGCGTTCTGTGCGCGTCTCACCTTCTTGATGTAATCCTTCGGATTTACAACGAGGAGGATTTCGTCGATTGTTCTGTAGTCGCCATTCTCGTCTACAGAGAGATCCGCAATCACCGCAGCATAGTCATCATCGAAGTTCGTGATTGCCTTCGCTGCCTTCGCAGAATACTTGCCGTTGGACGCCGTTGTGGTATTCATCTCCATGCCGATAAACTGGTCCTTGCCGTCGCCCTTCAGGATGGTCTTCTCCAGTCCGAAAGCGATCACCTCGCCGAGGATGGCACGGATGTACTGGTCTACCCACATCGGTGCGAATCCGAAGTTGAATCTTACGAAATCCTTCGGAATCAGGAAGTAAGCCGTGTACTTCGCTGCGGTCACATCCACCGCCTTTACGCCTCCGGTCACCTCTGTAGCGATTGCAGACGTCACCTTGCCCCATGATCCGAGCTTTGCGGATAACTGTGTAGCGTTTGCGACGAGCTTCATCGCACCTGCTGCATCGACGAGGTTAATGGCGCTTAAAAGCTCATGAGACTTCTTGATATCATCGATCACTCGGTCGATGATGGTCACCGGAATCGCTGCGCCGATGTTGGTGATCTCCTGCTTTACGCCTGACTTCACAGCGGAAATGAACTTCTGGTACCACTGATTCTCCTCGGATGTGAGTGCTCTGAGTCCTCTGCTCTGGAGGACGCTCATATCCGAAACATCCTTGTACTGTTCGAACTCCGCCTCAATCTGATCGCATACGGATGTCTGAAGTTCCTGCATCGCGTTCGCTGCTGCCTCTACGTCGTTTGACTGAAGCGCATTAGAGAGCTTCTGCATAGTTGCCATGTTTGCCTGCTTGATTAAGTCCTTGTTAATCATCAAATCTACCTCCTAGGTTTTATTTAACGCTCATGCGCTTCATAGCAGCGATGAGAGTGTTACTGATATTTGTGGTCGGTGCTGTCGGCTTCACCTGTCTGAGAGACTGAAGCATCTTCGTGGCTTCCTGCTGCGCGATCAGCTGCCTTCTCAGTTGCTCGCGAAGCTCCTCCACATCCGTATCCGAGTCCTCTGGCTCTTCGCCTGCACCCGGATTTTTTCCCTGTTTCTTCTCTGCCTCATACGTGTCCACGAAATCGCAGAAACCGTATTCCAGGCACTTGTCCGGTGAGAGTACCGCCTCCTTGTCCATCATGGAGCGGAGCTCCTCTTCTGTGATATTCTTCGCACGGCTCATGTAGAGCTGCACGGATGCATCTCCCAGCGCATCGAGCTGATCGGCGAAATCTCGGAGCTGCTTCGCGTTTCCGGCTGCCCGCATCCACGGATAATGCAGCAGCATCGAGGTGCCGAGGCCCATGTGGATCTCATCGCATGCCATGATGATGTCTGCAGCCACACTGTACGCATAGCCGTCGACATACCCGACGATCTTGCATCCTGACTGAGCCTTCTGCCGTAGCAGATTGTAAATGGTTACTCCGCCACCGACTTCCCCACCGTTGCTGTTCACATGCAACTCGATGCTGTCTGTGTCTGGGATCTCATCTAGCAGGTCTCGCATGTGCTTTGCACTCGTCTCTGACTCGTCATACTCCCATGTGTCCCAGTTGAATTTCCCGGCGGAACTGATCGTGTCATAGATAAACAGCTTATGCACAGTTGGCGCATCGGCCTTCTGCTCAAATCTCCATCTGAGCTTATTCTGGTCACTCATTCAAACCTCCTTCTTCGGCCGGATTTACTCCGGCGTCTTTAATATCTGCATAGTTCTTCGTCATCCAGTGCTTTCCCGACCATTCGGTCCCCAGCTCTGTATCGCCTGCCTTTCGCCGGATCTCGTCGATCGACCAGATGCCGGATGCGAGCATTTTATCCGCGGACTGAGCTATGTCAAAAGCATCGATGTGCTGGATGGCTGATGTGTCAATTTTCTGATATGTTCCCTTCAGGACGGCTTCGCCTGAGCGCTTCCGGTTGTTTTCGCGCTCGATCATTTTTGCGATCGGGTCGATAGCAAACGTGATCATGTTCTTCGTGATGTCGCTCGTGCCGGAAACATCGCCCTTCAGAAGGCCAGGCGGCAGCAGCATCGCATTTGCGACCTTGCTATAGATCTCATCTGTCAGATCTGTGACGTCCTTGATCTCGCTGGTCGACTTCTTATTTGCCTCTCCACCCTTCGTCTCATAGGTGAATCCATCCCATAGCGTCATGACGGCATTCGGCGACCTGAAGTAGTTCCCGAATTGCTTTCCCATCATCTCGTTGTAGACCTGGTTGAACGTTCGCGGGGTTCCGTCCTCATTCGTTCCGTAATTGATCTGTGGTGCCTTGCCGCTGACCGTCAGCACGCCACGCTCGCCGCCGGACTTGTAGAACTTATTGATCGCAGACTCCAGCAGGCCGTCGTACTCATTCATCAGCTGGTTTAAAAGGTTTGTGACGTTTTTGTTGTTCAAGCGATAGAACAGCACGTCATCCATCTTAAACGTTCTTCTGAACGTGTATGGATGTGAGCAGCCTCCATCCGATTCCAGCCCGACGGTCACATTCGAAAAGATGTCCTGTGAAAGCGCATAGGTTTCGTGCGTATACTCGTCCGCGATGAGAAGATCGCCCTTCGTGCTCTGCACGACCAGGCATTCTCCACGATAGATCAGCGACCACACGAGTTTCTGAAGGAATTGCGAGGTATTCATGTTTCTATTCGGCTGGTAGTTCCAGAGATAATATTCTCCCTGCCGAACCTCCTTGCCGTTCATGAATGTTTTGAACTCGCACTTTGACAGCGCATAGGCGATGATATTGATCCCCACATGAAGAGCAAAATCATATATCGCCAGGCGATTCCATTCGTTTTTATCAATGAAGTCGCGCACATCCTTTTCACTCACCTCATAGGTCTTCCCGCCCATGAGCTTGCTATATAACGATTTCCAAAAATCTGTAAATCCTGCCATTGCTTACCTCTTAGCTATCGGATGGCTCAGTACGTGAACGTTCCGATGTTGATCGACGGAAGGTCCTGAATCTCTGGTAACGAATCGATGCAGCACATCGCGTGAACGAACGCCATGAAACCGTCGGTTTTCCTGAGCTTCGGCTCTATCTTTCCGTACGTGATGTTTCCATCCCGATTGATTGTCTTCGTGTTGTTCGTGTACCAGCACATCATTCTGTCGAAGCCTGACAGTCTCTTGTTTATAAAAAGGCTGTTGATGATCGGGCTCGCCTTGATGATATCCGAAGGACGCGTGAGCCATATGCTCTTGTTTTCCTTGTCGAATGCATCAAATCCGACCTGCCGAAACGCCTTGTTCAGCAGTGAAAAACGGAAATTATCAATTCCGATCATCGTGATGTTGTAGTGCTTCGCCTTCTCCGCAAACCACTCCGCAACTGTTTCCGCCGGGACCTCCACCTCGTCAACGATCGAGCAAACGCCTTCCTCGCACCACTTCTCGATCGGCGCGTGGATGTTCGGCAGATCCTTCGATCGCTTGCAGATGAACGAGTGATGCATGATGCTATAGTCGTTCCCCTTTCGGAACACGAGAACGCATCCCACGAAGTCGTTCGTTTTCGTGTAGTCGACGCCACCGACGCACGACATGTTGCTCTGTATTTCGAACGGCGATCCCTTGCAGCACTCTACGATGTCATCCCATTCGGCCACGGCCTTCTGTGGATCACTCACCGGGAAATTGCACCGCTTTGCCAGAAACTCCGGGTAGTATTCCGGCGTGTTCTGCATGTTGGTTATTTCCTGCTGAATGGTCGTCTTCAGGGAATCAAACGACGGATAGGCCAGCGACGGATTTGCCTTGACGATCTTGCCTATCTGATTCCATTCGGCTTCATCCTCGATTCGAAACCAGTTCACAAATGTGCGGTTCAGCGGGTTGTACTCGCTCAATATGTTCCTGTTCTGTTCCTTCTCATCGTCCAGGACGCCGCCGCGGATGTGCCCGTCTGTCGTGATCGTGATCTCGCGCCACCATCGCATCTTTCCGAGGCCGGACTTCAGCGTGTTCATGTTCGTGGTGCTTGTGTACTGATGCTTCTCGTCGTAGATGATGCAGCCGGTGCGCTTCGAGTCCTTGTTCTTCGTACTTGTCGTGTTTAGTCGGAACTCTGCCCGCATCTTCTTCCCGACGATTTTCTCTGCCATGGCCTTATAATTTGAGTTCAGCGCCCTCGCGTACTCCGGCCTTTCTGGGTCCGTGATGATGTCGTAAAGGTCTGCGATCGACGTCTTTGCCTGGTCTTCTCCGTTTGCAATCAAGTCGATGTTGTATCCCTTGATCCCGTGGAGTGGAGAGATGAAATAGAACGCCAGGAAGTCTATGAAGCCATTCTTTCCGGCCCCCCGCCCGATGATGTCCCGGATCTCGTGGAAATAGATGTCGTCCTTCAGGAATACCCCTGTGATGACTGCGAACTGGAACCGTTCCCACGGCAGCAGCTTGTACGGGAAATATTTCTCCAGGCTTAGGCCTCTTCGGATTCTCTCCGCGTCCACTGTCACGTCTTTCCGCTCCAGCACCGGTATCAAATTGTTATCGATCATCAGCTCCTGCTCTTTGCAGTGCTCGATGTGGTTGCCTTTGACGAGGTAGATCCACTCGTCGATGTTCGGCTCATAGCGCGTCGGCATCGCAATCCTCCGAAACTACGTTTTCTGTCGTCAGATTCATCTTATCCAGCATCTGATCCATCAGCCTGATCGTCGACTGTAGCTGCTTAGCCGATGGGTTATCTGCCCCGTCGATCCTGAGCCCGTTCTTCCTGATGTCTTCCTTGTACATCTCTTTCAGATCCCACAGCTCCATGTAGTCGTCAATCTTATCCCTGTAAATACTATTGGCGGCGCCCTTCGCTTTCAGCTGGTTTTCTAGCTCGCACCGCACCTCTTTTCGCCTTGTTTCGAGCTTCTTTTTTGCCATTTTCGTTTCATTTTCCTTGATTATTTGAAATTTTGTTTCATTTACGCGCGCACGCACGCGCACATCACGTATTTTTTCGCGAAAAACTCGCTAGGAAAGAGTGAAGGCCGGTCCCGGCCCCCTTGACCGCTTTTCGTTTTTTCGCACCGGGGGGTATCTGCGTTTCGTGCGAAAACATTCGCCGTTTGCTCCTGCTGCCCCTCTCACGAGTTGATCAAACACTTACCATCGCTCGTGATTTTGAAACCCCTTCGGCTTGTGCCTGAATTCTGGATGCATGTCTTCATGGCATTCCTTGCACAGGCTCATGAGATTGCTCTCTGTGAGTGCCAGCTCCGGTACATCCTTTAGATGCTTCACGTGATGGACTGTGACCGCTTTTCTGTATCTCCCCATCGCTCGGCATCGCTGACACTGGCCATGATCTCGCTCGAGAATCTCCGCTCGCATCCTCCTCCACTCCCGTGTGTGATAGAACGCTTTCCAGCCTCTGTACGATTGATCTGAGATCGCTCGTATCCACTCGCCTGTTTTCTTTTCGTCCTCTGTGTATTTATCCATCGCTTTTCACAAGTGGGTTCAGCTAATAAAAATGGCGGATCATTCCGACCCGCCTAGAGTATTTATATACCGGCTTTATGCTCTCCTCCGGTGTCGGGTGAGCAGACAAACTGCCCAGGCAACTGTTTAGCAAACAAAAGAACTCATCAAAAAAGGAGACGAGCTTTTGCTCATCCCCTTTTTCGACTCTACTAGAATACTACATGAAAACATCCGCTGAGTACGGTCGTTCATGATTTTATTGATTTTTTTCACCGGTTTCCGCATTTACCTCGTCGATGAACGCCTGCATCATCGTCGTCAGCTGTCCGGCTTGACTGACTCCGCGCTTCTCGCAAGCACGTGCAAACGCATCCGTCAGGTCCTTCTTTAAGCGATATGATTTAGCGATGATGCCAACTTTTTCCTGATACTTTTTCTGTGCTGCGTATTTATCTTTTGCTTCCATCCCGTTTCCCTTCATCAATCTTCAGTATGCTTATTTGAATGCTTTTTAATTGTCTCCCATGCTATGATCGTTACGATCGTCGTGAATATGATTTGAAGTATGTCCATTGATTTCCTCCTTCTCACGTGTTAATCTATTTTTAGGAAGGGCTCTTGTGAGCCCTCCCGTTTCTGTCAGAATCCGATGTGCTTCTTCAAGAAGTCATATATCAGATTTGCCAGAATGCTTATGAAGATGGTTTTGATGATCTCCCAAAGACTGGTCAAAACCGTCTTTTTATTTTGCCGTTTCCGGCTTCGCCCTCTCAATGTTCTCACCTCCCTTCTCTTTGATGATTTAATTATATAATAGAGTGCACTCTATATCAATAGGTATGTGCACATATTTTCAAAAAAATAAAGCAGGACTAACATCGCGTGAACGATGCCGTCCTGCAAAAGTAAAACTTTTTCTAATCAGTTCAAGGTTAATCTAAATCTTCTGAGAAATCAACCAGTAAAATTTTCTACGCCGTTCATAGTACATATCTCTCTCGCACGGTATGCCCGTGACCATCTTCAGATAGTTGAATGTCGCCGACTCGATCGTGACGCCTTTCAGAATCCATTCGGCGATTTCTCCACCCGCTTCGATTGCCGTCTGCTCGACCATCTCGATTTTACTGGACAGCTCTGCCATGCGTATAGCCTTCGCCTCTGTTGGGTTTCCTGAGCTAGATCCATGCGGCATCCCGTCGTAGTTGATCCCGCTGATTGATCCGCTTGAAAGCGCGTTGTACTCATCGATCCATTCTGAGTATTGCAGGCAGAAATGGCGTGCCGTCAGATATTTCTGCTTTGATATATAGTATTTTGAATTTTTAGTCGGAAGCCAATAGTCTGCCATTCATACCTCCAGTGTTACGGTCTGTAGTTTTGGTCAGGGCAGAGCTTCGTATACATGTACGGCGGTCTCCGTCCGATTTCCTGGGCGATCTCACTCGTGTCCTCGTCTGGATCCGTAAGCTTCTCCATGACCATGTTCTTGATTTTCTTCATTTCCGCCGTCGTTTTCTTTCGCTTCTTCTTCGCCATCGCTACCTCACTGTATCTGTAAATCTATGCCGAGTTCGTCCATGGCCATCTTCCGGAAGTCCGTGGATTTCAGTTCCCCACTCTGCCAGCGCTCGAGCTGGTTATCGATGTTCTGATAGACTCGCATGACGCGCGTCGCTCCGAAACCGTATTCCTGCTTGAGTGCCAGGCCGATCAGGTAGTACATGGCCGAAACAAGATCATGCGTATCTTTATCGATGGCCCGATCATGCAGCCGCTCATATACCTCCGAAGATGCCCGCTTGATCTCCGCCATCGGATCGCGGTCCTTCAAAAGCTTCCGTTCCATGGCTCGACGGTATTTTCTGCTTAGACTCATTTAATCACCATCCTATTCATACAATCTCTTCCACCCTTTCAACAAAAAACTAGCCTGCTGCCTCACTTCCAAATCACAAACACGGTGATCATGACGATCATCACCATCACTGGAACCAGTAATATTAAATCCATCATCGTTTTCTCCTTTCGCCTGCTGCCTTCCTCCTGATATCCGCTATCGCGATCGTGAGCTTCGCGGTCGCGATTCCAGCCCGTGTCGCTTCCTGGTCCTCTGACCGAAGCCTTTTCTTATTCATGACGGCATTCTCCTGTTTCGACACGAGTGCCAGGTTCTCGATGCTGCAGTTTCTCCGGTTTCCGTCCAGGAACATGACATTCATCCCGTCCGGGATCGGCCCGTAGTGCTCCTCCCACACGCATCTATGCTCTTCGCGTATCACGTTCGGCTCTGCTACCTTTCTCCATACGTATCCATCTCCGCGAAGGTAAACGCTTCCTACCGGCCTCCAGTTATACGGCCTGCAGCCTTTTTTGAACTGCGTCTCTGACGCCCGCCCCTTCGCCGGATGGTGCTTTCCCTTGTTGAATGGGACATTCCCCTTTTTGAACCGACCATCGTTCCCGGTCGAGATCCCATAGCTCTTGAATACGCTTTTTAATCCGTTGATGCTGATTTTGACTCCGAACGCATGCTCAACCATTTCGATGATCTCTCTCCGTGACCGGCCTGCTGCGATCTCGCGCACGAACTCCACGAGCTCCGGCGTATACTTTCGCCTCGGCTCATAATTGCAGGCGCTCAGTCCGTTGTAGCAATGGTGGTTATGCCGGTAATACCGGATCTGCTTCCTCGTGTAACTGGTGCCATAATGTTCGTTCACGATGGCCACCAGCTCCACATCTGTTCTCATCCAGCAGTTTGCTCTGACGAAATCCTCGAAATCAGGCGGATACATATTCCGCGCGCTCATGCCTTTTTCCCACCGTCGACGATCAGCTCGACCATTTTTTCGGAAACGCCTTCCGCCTTGACGTATCCGTATTCGTTCAGCTCTTTCACCGCCTTGATCTGCGTGTTCGCATTCGCTATTACCTGTGCAGAGATCTTCGTCACGGTCTCTGCCCTCGCGATCTCCTGCTGCATCTTTTCCGAATCGCTCGGATCCACCGAGTTGAGTCTCTCGAGGCTCTCGAAAAGATAGCCATTCAAATCATTTAATCCTTTTGCCATGTTTGTTCTCCTTTTGCTTGCTGCTTTCGTTGCTTGCCCTTATTTCTTGGTTTTATCGTTTTCTTTTGCTTTTTCTCCCCGTCCCGCTCATCCCCGTACCGTATGAACGTGTACGTCTGGAACGGGAACCCGTATATATCCGTCCCTGCGTACTCGCTTCCCTTCTCCAGCTGGTAGCCCTCACGCTGCAACACCGGCGGCACCTTGACTTCCTGCCGCCAGGACGACGCACTGACCACCTCTGTCTTCTCGATCGGCTGCTGCAGATTCCGGCTGCAGGAATACCGGACGCGGTACGGTTCCCCATTCTCCTTGTGCTTCTTGTAGCTCTCCTTCGTCTCTTTCACGAAGTAATCGGCAAGCCCGCCGAAGTCCTGGTTCTCATAGAGCGGGACGACATGAACGCCACCGTACGGCCAGGCCTTACGCAGGAACCCGAGAAGCCCATCCACATCATTCATCACCATGTGGTGGTGAATCGCTTTCCCACCGTCCTCTTTTACCAGGATCCACTTGAATTCCTGGCCGTGCTGCCGGTAGTATGCCCGGAGCTTTCTGAAGAATTTTCTGATCAGCTCCTTTGATCCCTCCGGCGTCGGCCGACATTCCCGCTTGTATGTGAGCGTGAGGTGGATGTCCCCATCCCCGAAGTTGTTGATCATCAGTCTCCGCAGCCGGTTCCGGCCCGCATTCTCGTTTGCCAGCTCCTTCTGCTCCGAGGTCGGCTTCTTCCGTCTCCCCCGGACCTCACCCTTCACGTTGTACCGAATGGTGTGGTACTTACGAACTTCTATTCGGTTTCCATAGATCCATGTTTTCTGAAGGTACATATCACACCTAGTATTTAGAAAATGTCCTAAAATTAATCGCTTTAACGAGTCTACTACGGGACGGCTTCTGCTATCCCGTGGCCTCCTCGCTTAACTCACTGATACCTCTGACGCTCCCACTTCAGGATGTTCTTCACCTCGTCCTCATCCATGTGCATGTCCAGGGCGATGCGCTCCGAATCCCATCCTGCGGCTGCGAGCGCCACGATCTTACCGGCGTCCGGCTCCCGCTTCTTGTACTCCCGTTTCGGCTTTTCGTCCTTCGCCGGCTGCTCTTCAGCGGCCTGCTTCGGCGGCCTTCCGATTTTTTTCTTATTATTAGAAGAAACGGCTGCCTTTTTCGCGTCTTCAGCCAATGTCTCGCGCTTCATGCCAGCGATCCGCTCGTTTAGCTCCTTGGCCTCGTTACGTAAACGCTCGTTCTCCTTTACTATCGTTCCGACCTGCTGCACCAGCTCTTCTTTTTCATCGTTCAGCGTCCCGGTTTCCCGGCACAGACGCTCATTCTCCTCGCGCAGCGCAGCCACCTGTTCGCCGATCAGCTCGCTGCCGACGCTCATCATGTAGCTCGCGATCTTCTTGATGCAGCTATAGCAGTAATCCCGGCCGAGCGCGTTCGACATGGCGTTTCGGATCTCCTTCGTCGCCGGCTGCTGCGGGCTCGTGTCATTGTCCTCGCGCATGGCGAAATCGATGCCGATGGCCATCGGATTCTCCTCAGATGTTCTGATCTCGCGACCGCAGCGGTCGCAGGTGTATACGATCCGTCTCATCTACCCTCACCTCTCAGCCGCCGGAATGACGAACACTTTCTCTGGATGCTTTTCTGCGAACTCGTCAAAAGCTTCTTCAAACGTTTTCTCATCTATCGCGTCCACCCATTCATCGAGCGGCATATCTGAATCTTCCCACAGCCACTCGACCGTATACTTCAGTTCTCCGTCATCGCACAGGCCCACGAGGTTCGTCGTTCCGAATCGCTTGATCGTGAATGTGTGGACGCTATACTGTTCGATCGAATATTCCTTTTTATTCTGCATTGGCGGCGGAAAAACGTCCCCATGCCCCGGGATCGCATACCGTCCGCTGCTCTCACGCAGCTTCACGCCGTCCTCCACCTCGAACACAGCGATGAACGAGCGGTCAACGACACCCGACAGGTACTTCAGTCGCTCCTCTGGCGGCTCCGACAGATCGAAAAAGCAGAAGCCCTTCGAGTCCGTGCTCTGCGCCCTCTTCCTCCAGTCCGTATGATTCTCGAGTTCCTGGCCGGCCAGAAACGCGGCCAGCTCATTGACGCCCATGAATCTCATCAGTTTCTTCATATTCCTAGATACTCCTTGATCACATCGATCGCATCGTCTCCGCTCCAGCACACCCGACACAGGTAGCCCTGAGCGCTCAGCTCCTCCATCATCTCGACCTGATTCTCGGTCGGCTTATTCATTCCGACCTTCATCTCGATGAAGAGACCACGATACCCTCCCCGGCTCACGTTTAGTTCAATGTCGGGGATCCCAGCCAGCACGCCCATCCGTTTCAGCTTGATGGCCTCCAGCCGGTTCCGGCTGCCGCCGTTCGGCGTATGATGCAGGGACTTCAGCTCAGGATGAGCCCGTAACTGCAGCTGCTTCCACTGGAAGACCTTTTCCTGCTCGTCATCCTCTGAACCGGTCCGGCGCAGTTGCCCGTCCGGGCACTTCTTCATCTCTACTCTGTAATTTCTCATGCGTCAGGCCTCGAGTGCGGATCGCGTCGTCTCCGTCATCTGTACCAGAATCGATCCCTTCGTTTTTATCTGAACCTTCAGCGTCTTCCGGCCGATCTTCACCTGCATCTCCTGTATCACTCCGCAGCCGATCAGATCGAGCCCCGCGGTCATCGCCTCTGTGACCTTCGGATTGACGTTCTTCGTGATCTCCTGCAGGTTATCCTTCGCTTCCGCGAGCTTCGCCATGCGCTCCTGATACGCCTCGGCGCCCTGGCATGTGCAGTGCATCGTCACGTACTCGTCTACCGTTCTCTGATCCGTATCCTCTTCATCCGTGTCGACGATTCCGTGCTGGCCGCAAAACCGGCACGTACCGTAATGCTGATATTTCGGCAGTCTGTCCTGATCATCCTCCCGGATCTCTCCGGTATCGGTGTCTATCATCTTTATCGCCATTGCCTACCCTCCTTCTCTAGTGACTGCTGCCTCCGCTGTATGAAGGCGGAGGCCATGGCATTTCGCAGTCTGTTGTAAATGCAGAATCACAAACACTCGTTCGCTGAATGTTGCAAGCTCCCCGTTTTCCTCGGACGATGGGACATCCTTATATTTGATTAAAGGCCCGGATTCAGTCGGGCCTAAAATCCATATGCTATTTCGTGATTCCTTCCCGCTCGATCCGGTCGATATTCGCCCTGATGTCGGTGATCAGACGCTCGAAGCGATGCACATCGTGCTTCTGCTCCATCATGAGCGTGAGATCTGCCGAGACACGAACCAGGAAGGCGGTCACCTCTTTCGTCGTCATGCTTTCTCCCTTGTTCCGCTTTCGCGAATGTGGTATCCTTTAATTGATTCTTGTTCTTTTGGCCGGTGCATTTCCCAGATGCGCCGGTCATTTTTCATTTACCGTCCCGCTGCCGGCGATCACTTCCCATGAAGTACTCCGGCCATCCCGATAGATCTTTCTCCCGCATACCGGGCAGTTCACGGCTCCGCTCTGGTAGTCCATGAGCTTGTCCTGATCGAGGTACACGTGCATCCTGCAGTCCGGGCACACAAAACCGTGCATGGTGAGCATGGCCGTCTCTGCTGCTGGTGAAAATCCGCCGAAGCAGCCTTTCATGTCTTCCAGGCATTCCTCTTCATGCTTTTTCTCGCCGATCTTCTGCTGATACCTCTGATAGCGTTTGCCCCGTCCGTACCACTCCTCGATACCTTCCATCTTTTCAGTGATCGCAGCGCGCTCCGCCTTCGATTTCACGATTTCTCTATCGATCACCGTCGTGATTCGCCGCCTAACCTTTTCAATCGTGTTCATACTTCCTCCCGTGTGGTGTTGCTTCTAATCTCTTGTTAAAATGTACGCCGCAGAATTCAGCGCTGCATAAGCCATACAGAGCCGGTCGTCCTCGCGATCTGCATCAAGCTGCGCCACGCGGTCCATCTCGTCGCGTTTCTCCTGGCACTCCCTGACCTCTGCCTCGTGGATCTTCTCCACCTCATCCCGCAGCTCATCGATCCGCTCGATGATACCAGGAAGTCGCCTCTTCGTTTCTTCTGTCATGATTCCTCCCTCATCCATCCGAGCAGCCAGCACCCGCCGACGCCGATCAGTCCCCCGACCATGGTGATGAACGTCCACGTGTCGAGCAGCTCCGTCGGCACGCCGTCCGCCGAGATCGCAGCCAGCACGAACGTTACCAGTCCGATACCGACCATGATCGCGCCGATAAAATCGCCGATGCCCTTGATGGCTCTCTCTGCTCTTCGCTGCATCCGGTCAA